CTCGTCACTTGGGGTTGGGCGGCACCGATTGACCCGACGACGGGCGAGCCCTACGACGCGCCGAGCGAGTCGCCCGACCGCCGCCGCGTGCGTCTGATCGCGACGTGTGACGATGGCGGGCAGTTGTTCTCGCGTATCCACTTCTGCGACACGGGCGAGAACACCGACGACGAAGGCGGAGCGCGCGGCCCACTTGCGCAGGCTCTCGCGTCGGTCTTTGACCGCGACTAACCCCAACCCGATCACCCACCGAAAGACCCGCGCGGCGAATGTCGCGCGGGTCTTTTCTTTTCCCCTACGATGGAAGGCGTCGGCACTTCCGCCGACACTTTCCGAAAGGGTCACAGAATGAGAACCACAGCACTTACCTTCACAAGCCACACGGGCGGGCAGGGCAGAACGCTCGCCGCGTGTGTCGCCGCACTCGCCGCCGCCGAACGCGGCTCGACGTTGCTCATCACCGACAACGACGACGCTTTAGCCACGCTCGGGGTCGGCGTCTTCGGCGCGGGCGCGATCGGCGACGTTGCCGACGGTCTCCGCGTCGCGATCACCGACGGCGCGCAGGACGTGGACTCGCTCGCCGCGCTCGCGGGTCTCGGTATGCCCGAGCAGGCGCGCTACGTCGTCACCGATCTGCGCAACACGCCCGACGCCGACGCGCTCGCCTGCGTCGCGGGGTTTGACGTCGTGCCGGTGTTGGTCATCCGCCGTCAGTACGTCGCGCTGCGTCGCGCCACGCTCGCCGAGGATCGCGACAAGCGCGCACACGTCGTCACCTTTGACGAACCCGCGAGGGCTCTTAGCGTCGGCGACGTCGGCACCGTGTTGCGCGTGCAGGGTCTCACACTCACCGCGCCACACTCGGAGAACATCGCCCGCGTGGTAGACGCGGGTCTGCTGATCGGCAGCACGCAGCGCGACGTCATCGCCTACCGTGACGCGCTCGCCGATCTTCTCGCGCCGTCGTCCGTCGTCGTCGGCGGGTTCGACGTCAGCAAGGTGCGCGCCGAGTAGTAGTAACGGAGCTCCCCGACAGACCCCGCGCGGATCACTTCGCGCGGGGTCTTTCTTTTCTCTCCGCTTGTGCAGTATGATCGGAGACACCTACAACGAAAGAAGGTCACACAATGGAAAGAGCGGTTTTTAGTTGGGACGGCGAGCACGCGCCGCAGTTCGTCGGCTGGCACTTCCCCGAGGAACGCTGGAACGGCTTTGCGGTGCCGTGGTTTGATCTGGAGACGGTGCGCGAGATCGCCGCCGCCACCGCCGAACTCGGCGAAGGCTACGACGTCGTAGAGATCCGCGACGACGCCGACGCGCCCGAAGGCGTCTCCGTCTGGATCACCGCCAACCCCGACGACGGACACACCTACGAGACGGAGACAACGACGACGCGCGACGGGCAGACGCTTTACGCCGTCGGCGGTTGGTGCTGGACTTGGGACGACGTGCGCACGCTGATGCCCGATCTCACCGAGCCCGACGACGACACCTGCTTGTGCGAGATCCCATTCACGGGGCAGTGCGCTTCCTGCCAAGCGGTGCCACCAATGGACGCCGACGGCAAGTGCGTTCGCTGTCGCGAATGGGCGCGGGATTGCCTTTGCCAGTAGCCCGACACTGACCCCCACGAGCGAGAGCCCCGCGACCGACCCCACGGCGCGGGGCTCTTTCGCGTCCCGACCCCGGCACGACACACGGCGACACCGACACGGGGAGAGAGGACGACGGCGGCGAGGACATTCGGCCGCGCTCACAGTGTGAGCCACCGCGAGACCCGCCGACCCACGCCGTGCCGCCCAAATTCGACGACCCCCGACCTGGCTCACGCTCGCCGACCTGCACCCGATCGCCCGAGCCCACTGCCCGACCCGACCGACGACGACGCCGAGAGGAGGGGAACGCGGGCGAGCCCCCGACCCGCGCCGAGCCCGAGCCCCTGCCCACCCGCGCGCGCCACCCCCCGGCCCCGTGGGGGGACCCCGTGGGGTATTTATTAGTACCCGTCCCCGTACGTTTGGGGTTCCCTCGAGGGGTGTTTTATGCTACGAGCGTACTACGGGGTGTGGATTACCTTGTGGATTTCTGCCGTGTTTGTCCACAGCCGGTCTCGATGTGGTGTTCGTGCTCGGTTGCGGTCTGCGTCGTGTTGGTGTGTTCCGCCTCACTGCGTTCGTCGGTTGCGCTTCGCACTTCATGCTCGCGCCTCAACCCCTGTTGCCGGGCAGACCTCACCCCTTCCCCCCCCAAGTTGATTAGAGGCTCAACCCGTCAGATTCGGTGTCACTACCAGAAAGCCTTTATCCAGACAGCACACATCGCATCTACCTCGCCGCCAGGGCCCGAGTTGCCTCGATGGGCCACCTCCGTTGTGCTTGGCTCACAGGATGTCTCGCCTGTCGTAACCGGGTTGGTTGCCGCAACGGATTCAGTAACAGCGAGGTCCCGATCTGTCCGTTGGTGATCGGGAACCCCTTATGTGCGTCGTGCTCGTAAGAGCTGGACGGAGGCAAGATACCACTCGGGTGTAGTGGCGTCAAGTCATTATTGCAGGTATTGTACGAGGCTATGGATGACGAGATGGAGATCGGCGTTGACACGCCACCGAAGAAGAAGCGTCGAGCTACCGGCGACTACCACGGCACCCTCCACGGGTACATTGGGAAGCGTTGCCGGTGCGAAATGTGCGCTGAGGCGCAACGCGCCTACACTGCGCAGTACCGTACAACGGAGCGGGGCCGGGCGGCGTCAAGGAAAGCTGCTGATCGAAACAACTACCTGCGCCAGACGGCACTCACCTGGGTGCGTGATAACCATCCAGAGGTGCTGGTGATCTTCGAGGCGCAATGGGAAGAAAGACTTGCAACCCGAACCGTTGCCTGATACCATCAAAGGTATGGATGGAGCACAGCTATTGGAAGCACTGCGTGCCCGCGTCGCGGCCGCAGAAACAGAAAAAGACGACCTGACCGTAGACGTCTGGGCCCACTACGCGAAGTTGGTGGACCGTGACTGATGTTCTACGTGAAACATTCATCGTCGTGGACGTCGAAACGTCCCACACCGAGCCGACGGAAGGTTTCATCTTCACGGTCGGTGCCTGCGTCGTCACCTACGACGCCGGGTTCGCGACGATTGAGAACGAATACTTCTACCAGCGGATCAACCAAGAACAGAAAATCACTGACAGTGGCTGGCTTGAGACGATCTACGACCCGCGATCAACCCTCTCCTGGTGGCTAACCCAGCCGCTCGAGGTCCAAGAAGCTGCATGGCGCGGCGGTCTGGACCGTGGATGCTCCGAACGTGACGTCGCTGTTGATTTCTGGCAATGGGTGATCTCAATGGACGCCAAATACACCGAACCGTTTGAGGCGAGCGGGAAGCCGATCTTCGTCGCCAACCCGGTTACCTTTGACTACGCGTGGATGAACAGCCTGCTGCGCAGCCACAACCTGCACATGCCGATGGACTACCGCACCCTGTGCCTGCGATCGATGGCTTTCGGCGTCACCGACAACACTCGCTGGGCCTGGGCGGAGCAGAAGCGGGCAAACAAGTCGCAAGTCCCCCACCACGCCTTCTGGGACGCCTACGCCGCGGCCCAAGACCTCCAAGACCTGCTCTCCAACCGCGACGAGCAGGGCTACCACGACAAACTCAACCCGAAAGTGGGTGAGTTCGTTGCCTGACCAGCCGATGCTGTGGAGCGAAGGCCGCTCGACCTTCTACAAAACCCCGAGCCAGATGACCCGATGGTCCGATCCGGCGACAAGCTTGCTGGCCGCGGCCACTGTAGACCTGACCAAAGGCCAAAAGATCGTGATGAGCGCGTTTCGGGTGCGAAACAGCATGACCGACGACGAACTCATTGCCCAAGTCGCCGCCCTCGGGCTCAAATTGAGCCCATCTGGGTGCCGAAGCCGCCGCAAAGAGCTCGTTGAGGCGGGCCTTCTTCGCGACAGCGGTGTCCGAGAGAAAACCCAGTCAAAAAGACTGACAACTGTTTGGGAGCTAGTGCAATGAACAACATCACGATCATCGGGAACATGGGCAAAGACCCCGAATTGGCGTACAACAGCGCCGGAACAGCGGTCTGCAAGTTCACCGTCTCGACCCATCACAAGAAAAACCGTGACGCCGCCGAAGACACCACCTGGCACAACGTCGTCTGCTTCGGCCAGATCGCCGAAAATGTCGCCGAAACGATGGGCAAAGGCCAACGGGTGATTGTCATCGGCCGTTTCGAGAAGCGTCAATACCAGAAAAAGGACGGAACGACCGCCTATGCTGACTCTGTGGTCGCCGACGACATCGGACCGAACCTCCGATTCCACACCTGTGAAGTGTCACGCCCCTCGCGCGACGCTCGAGGGGCGGAAAACGCACCGGCAGGGCCCCATACCGATGAAGAACCCTTCTAGGTGGTGGGAACATGCGCTTTGCAAGGGTCTTGACGCGAACATTTGGTTCCCGGAGAAGCCGCAGGGCCGCGACTACTTTGCTCGCGCTCGCACTTATTGCGAAAGGTGCCCTGTACGCCAACCGTGCCTGGAAGAAGCCCTTTCTGTCAATCCCGACGACGACCGATTCGGCATGTACGGCGGCTTCACGCCGAAAGAACGGGACCGAATCCGTGAAGGAAAGTCGCCGTTCGGGCCACCCATCGTTGAGATCGGTCCAACAAGACCCGTACAACGTCAGCCCGAGCCGAAAGAACCAGAAATACCGCCCATACGGGGGTACGTACGACAGTTTATGGTACGGAACAAACCCGACTTGGACGAAATGGCCCTACGAAGGACACGAAGACCGTTGAAAGACACAAAAATCCCCAAACAGACCCAGTTGGTCATGAATGTGACCCCGATGATCGGGGCGAGTCAGCTGACCGCTCAAGCATTGGCGGCGATGATTATGGCCGGGTGGGAAGACCCGATGGAGGCGCGCACCGCGGCGGCATTGTTCATGGGTGCGTCGTACGTCGCGGAATTGGCCCGGCAAGGCGTCGAAAGCGGCGTGTTAAGTCCGCAAGAGAACGCAGCGGTGCAAGGGGTAGCTGAGCTCGCAATGCAGGTATGGAAATACCATGCAACAAATGCGAAGATGGACACCTGATCGGAGGATCATGACCAAGAAAAAGATCAAAACAGTCCCGACCGCCGACCCGGTGCCGGTCGAGAGCGTCCTCAAGCAGTACCAGTTCACCAAAGAGAACGCTGGCGCAGCCCAAGCGAAGGGCACGATCACCAAAGAAAAGGCCGCTGTAGAGCGCAAAATCGTCAAACTTGAGGCCACCGAAGAATATCGGAAGCGTCAAGACCAGATCGCCAAGCTCGGCCTGACGAAAGTGATGCCCGAGGTTGAGCGCGACCAGCTGCCGCAGATCGCCCTCTCGATCATCGCCGACCACGGTTTGCGGGTCTTGGGTGGCGAATGGGAGATCAAATCAGCCGAGGAAGCCACCAAGATTGGCAAGGTCTGGCACGACATCTTCCGTCTTGAGATGGGTGAGCCGACGACCATCTCGTCCAGTCAGGAATCGGAAAGCCCCGACCAGCGGAAGAACCGCTTTGAGGAGTTGAAGCTTGAAGCGAAGCGCCGCGTGGAGGGCGGTCTTCGCGCCATTGCTGGCGACGCCGGATGAGCATCACCGTTGACAAGTCGCTGCTCCTCACCGACGAGGAGTTTGCAGCCCTGTCCGCCGCCGAGCAGGACGAATACCTACAACTTCTAGAAGAAGACCTTTCTGCCTGGTCGCTCGTCGGGAACGACCGGCAGAGCAGAGCAAACATCCTCCTACAAAAGGTGGACTGGCTGCTCTACGGGGGTGCGGCAGGTGGTGGGAAGTCTGAACTCATTACCTACCACGCCCACCAACTGTCGATGACGTATCCGGGCCACCGCAGCCTGCTGATCCGAACCAGCCTGCCCGAGCTGCGCCGGTCGCTCATCATCCGTACCCAGGTGCGCTACGCCCAGCTAAAAGCCAAGGCCCAGCTGCGCTCGGTAGACAACATGAAAGCCTGGTGGTACGAGAACGGCTCGATCATCGAATACGGATACTGCGCCCGCGACGAAGACGTCTCCCAGTTCATGTCGGCCGAGTACGACTTCATCGCTTTTGACGAAGCTACCCAGTTTTCCGCGTACCAGATGTTGATGATCTCCGGCCGTCTCCGCACCAGCCGTAAGCAGGCCGCGGCGGGCGTCCGAACCCACGTCATGTTCGCCACTAACCCCGGCGACAAGGGCCACCAGTTTTTGTACCAGATGCTCGTTACACCCACCCACTATGGCAAGAAAGCCATCGTCTACGACGTCTCTGACGGTTTTGAGCAGCCCGACATCGTGCGGTCGGTTGATTTGCCCGACGACCTTGAAGAACTCGCCAAAGTCGAAATTGACCACGACCCCGACAATCACCTCGTTGTCGCGTTCGTCCCGTCCACGGTCATTGACAACCCATTCATTGACCCCACCTACCGCAAGCACCTATCAATGCTGCCGGAGGTCGAGCGTCGCCAAAAGCTGCTCGGCGACTGGGACACCTTCACGGGCCAGTATTTTCAGGAGTTTGATCGATCCCGCCATGTTGTCGAACCGTTTGCGATCCCCGAATCCTGGACCCGCTTCAGGGGCATTGACTTCGGTACAGCCAACCCGTTCTGCTGCCTGTGGGGCGCACTTGACCCGTCGGACAATACGATGTATATCTACCGTGAGGCGTACCAAAAGAACCTAACGACCGCCGAACAGGCGCGCCTGGTCAAGAAACTCAGCGTTCTAGAGAACGGCCGCGCCGAGAACATCTCCATGACCGTCATTGACCCGTCCACGTTCTCCAACGTTGCCGGTCTGGGCACCACGGTCGCCAGTCAGTACAACAACCAGGGCGTCGTCGTCGTCAAGGCGAAGAACCAGCGCGTCGGTGGTTGGCAGAATATGCGCCGCTACCTGATGCCCCACCCAGTAGACGGCGACGTCAAGCTCAAAATCTTCCGCAACTGCGAAAACCTGATCCGCACCATCCCACTGATGCGTCACGATCAAACCAACCCGGAAGACCTAGACAGCCGCGACGAAGACCATGCCGTAGACGCTTTACGGTATCTGCTAGGATGCAGGCCGTACGAACTTGGGCGGAAAGAACGCAAGCAGTACGCAGCCGGGGCTGAAGGCCGCGTACAGAAATTCATAGAAAAACTAGACCGACAGGGCAAAACTCGTCGGCCCAGATGGAGGTAACAAGTGCTAGTCGTTGACCAATACCATTACCTGCCAGGGTCCTGCACCCTGTGCCGATCCAGCAACCTGCCGACGGTGGACACCAACGTCGATTTGGACTGGCAAAACACACCCGAAGACCCGAACCCGTCAGCGAACCGGCGTCTCTACATCTGTGCCGACTGCTGCATCAACCTTGCCCAAATGGTCAAAGAATCGCGCGGCATTGAAGTCAAGCCAGCCCAAAACTACGCACTTCTCGAGAACCTGAACCAGCAGCTCAGCCAAAAGAACACGCTTGCCATGAACAGGATCGCCGAACTGGAGCAGGCGCTCGCCACGATGCGCACCTTGTCGGCCCCGACCGTCACGGTAGACCCGCAGATTGACGTCACCCCGTTCACCGTTGTGCCTGACCCTGACAAGCCGAAGCCGAAAAAGTGATCTACCTCGCTGTTGTCGCCGTTGCTAACACGGCACTTGCTGCATACCTGGTGTATGAGAATCGGCGTTTAACGAACAGCGTTATAGCCCGCCACGCAGGCGATCTCGTCAACATCGAGAAGGCGCAACGCAAGAAGAAGGCACCTGCTGAAACTTCAGAAGAAAAGACGTACCATACATGGCGAAACCCGAATGAAGGAGTAGGTCCGTGACGTGGATGCCGCCTGAACCAGCGAAGGTCTTGAACCTGTGGCTGGACGCTGACTCGTATCTCGTCAAGGAACGCCGCGACTACTGGCTCAACGGCTCCTACTACCTCGGCCAACAGTGGATTTGGTGGGATTCGACCCGCAACCTCATTCAGGACTTGGATTACCGCACCGAAGCCGAGAAGGACAGCCGGATCACCGTAGACAAGTACGGCCCCCGCGTCGGATCACTTCTGGCCCGCATGATCCGCTCCGAGCTCACCTTTGAGGTCCAGCCGCAAGGCACCGACGACGCGTCAATGCGCAAACAGCGACTCCAAGAGCAGTTGCTGATCGGCGAGCAGCACCAGCGCGACTGGGAGCAGGCACGCGAAATGGCGATGCTGCAAACCCTGTTTGGTGGCGCGGCAGCGGTCTGCGTCGAATGGGACCCCGACATGGGCGAAGACTTCTACGTCGATCCGATGAGCGGCATTTCCATCCCCGACGGCGGCGTCCGCCTCACCCCGCTCGGCATCAACGAGTTCACCCTTGAACCGGGCACACAGGACCCCGCCGACGCCCGCTGGTGGATCAAGGCAACCAGCCTGCCGCCGCAGCAGGTCAAGGAACGCTACAACCTTGACTGGACCCCCACCCCTGACGCTGAGGCGATGATGACGTCGCGGGCCCGGTCAATCTTGATGCGCCGCCCCGGCAACCAGCCGCCCAAGACGACGATGGTCTACGTCTACTACGAGCGTCCGACGATGGAAACCCCCGGCTGCATCGTCCACGTCGTGAACAGCAAGGTCGTCCTGCAAGAAGATGTTTGGCCGTACCCGTTCAAGCACCTTAACCTCGCCTTGTTTCGCCAGAAGAAGATTCCGAACACTTGGGTCGGCCACACGCTGCTCACCCCGGCGCGCGACATCCAATACGCCTACAACCGTGCCCGCTCGACGATTATGGAGCACATGCGCAAGGCCGCGAACGCGCGCCTGATGATCCCGTCGGGCTCCATTGACGACGCCGACATCGTCACCACCGACCCTGGCGACACACTGGAATACAATGCTGAACTCGGCGAACCCCACTGGCAGACCGCGCCCGACGTGCCGCGGTGGATCAGCAACGAAGCCGCTGCGCTCGAGATGGAACTGGACGACATCTTCCACACCCACTCCGTCAGCCGCGGCCAAGCGCCCGGCGATCGCAACTCTGGTCTCGCACTGTCGTTGCTTGCCGAAAAGGACGACACTCCGCTCGGACCGATGGCCCGCGACCAAGCAAAAGGTTGGGGCCAGATTGCAATGATGACGCTAATGCTGTACCGTATGAATGCGGACATGATGGGCTCTAAGCGCCGCATGACCGTAATTAACGAACACGGGCAACCGCTCGACATCTCATGGGGAGCAGAAGACATTGATGAAAAGCCGAAAGTTGTGGTCCCGCTGGATGCGACTACTCCGCGCAGCAAACTTGCTACGCAGTCTGTCCTCACAGCTCTTGCAGACCGCTTCCCGCAAGCCTTCCAGGGCATTGACCCGCTGGCTCTGGCAAAGATGCTCGACCTCCCCGATCCCAAGGGCTACCTCACTCAGATTGACCCTGACGCTGCTAAGGCTCAATGGGAAAATGGCCTTCTTATGCAGGGTGTCCCAGTTGTGCCGGAAGATTTCGACCTTCACGACGTCCACATCAACGTCCACAACCGGGAGCGAAAGTCCCCGGCATATGAACTTGCTGATCCTGCCGTCAAGGAAATTATTGATCTTCACGTCATGGCCCACCAAAGAATGCTGATGGGCGATACCCAGGCGGCGCTTGACGCGCAAGCCGCAATGAACGCAGGCCAGCAGCCCAACGCGATGCAGGCCATGACCCTCGGCGGAGGGCTCACAGGGCAGGCGGCGGAAGCCCTTGTCGGAGCCCAGCCAGGGTTCGCAGGAAATGTTGCTGGACAGCAGCAGGCCGCGCCGGAAGCACCGGCACAGCCAGAACTACCCACAGGAGGAATGGGATGAGCGAAGTTGGAGACATCGGGGCAGCAGAAAGCCTTGACTTCAGCGCCGAAATCGCTGCCGAAGCCCCGCAGGCTGACGCACCGGCAGGCGACGTCAACTGGGAGGAACGGTACCGCGCCGAGGTGCAGGACCGCATCCGCGAACGTGAACGGTACAAGCCGATCAAGCAGGTATTTGATGGGATGCACCCCGACGACGCCCAGGCGGTGCAGCAGTTTGCTCAGGCGTGGGCCGCAGGCGATCAAGAGGCCGCGATCCGCTGGATGGTTGACAACGCACGCAGCCTCGCAGGCGACAACTTCAGCCAATACGTTCAGGGCCAGCAGCAAGTCGTCAACGACGCCGTCGCTCAGGGTCAGGCCGCGGGCCTCACCCCCGAGGCCGTCCAACAACTTGTTCAGCAGCAGCTTGCTCAGTATCAGGAGCAGCAGCAGATCGAGCAGTACACCGTCGAGATTGACCAGACGATCCGCAACCTCGGCCTTGAGCCCGAGACACCGTTCGCCCACGCCGTCATCTTGGCCGCAACGAACCGCGACGACTTGAGCCTCGAAGCCGCATACGCTGAGATGGAGAACCAGATTCTTCAGCAGGCACAAGCGATCGTTGAGCGCCGTCGGTCTGCTGGCGCAGCGATGCCCGCAGCATCACCGCTCGGCACCGCAGGTGTCGTGTCGCCGGGATCGTCGCCGCGCGAACGCGCAATGGCACGTCTCCAGCAAAACGGTCTCTGAGTCTCGTTGACAGAACTAGACGGATACTGAATAATGAACTTGCGCGTCGTCGGACGGCGACGAGCAACATACGTTCGCTAGTTCTACCTCGGGGAACCGAGAGCGGCAGAGGCAGGATGCCAAAGCCGAAGGAATGATCGCGGAAACCTTTTCCCTTTCAACCACTCTCACAAAAGGATCAACTAATGGCAGCAAGCCTTTCCACAGTTGATGCAATCCTGAAGGACGACTACAAGGATTACATCGACCAGCTCAACAACGCCTTGTTTCTCACCTCGCAGGTTGAGACCCGCAAGGACACGGTTGTCGGCCGTATCGCCCGCCACGCTA